TTAAGACACATGATGAAACCAAATACATACAAAGAGATAGAACAAATGTTATCTAGTGCAGGTTTCAAAAACATTCAACCGTTCTGGCGAAACTTTATGTTCGTTGGTATTCTAGCAGTTAAATAGGAGGATATATAATGATGAAAAACGCATACTTAAAAAAGTATCAAGATTTTGTAGATTTTACAACTAGTCAACAAAGTAAAGACACAAGATATTTCAAAGATACTGTTGATTTAATTCGTGAACATAGATTACCACCAGAAAGAATTATTACAGCCGCAATGGGTTTGTCATCAGAATCTGGTGAGTTTGCAGAGATTATTAAGAAGATAGTATTTCAAGGTAAACCAATTGAAGAAGAAACAAAGTTTCATTTAAAAAGAGAATTAGGTGATATACTTTGGTATGTTTGTCAAGCTTGCATTGCACTTGATACAGATTTAGAAGAAGTAATAGAAATGAATATTAACAAATTAGAAGATAGATACCCAGGTGGTTTTAGTGAGTTCAATTCTAATAATAGAAAAGAAGGTGACTTATGAGCAATTTTTTAAAAGATATGTTGAAGGCTTCAGGTAATGAATATGCTTCAATTGTAGAAGATGGTGTTGAAGGTGGTGATGTAGATAGTTTTATTGATACAGGTTCTTATGTATTAAATGGTTTATTGTCTGGAAGTATTCATGGTGGATTACCTTCAAATAAAATAACTGCACTTGCAGGTGAATCTGCAACAGGTAAAACTTTTTTCTTGATGGGTATGGTAAAAAACTTTCTTGATTCAAACCCTGATGCAGGTGTTTTATATTTTGAATCAGAAAGTGCAATAACAAAACAAATGGTTATTGACAGAGGTATTGATCCAAAGAGAATGATTATTCTTCCTGTGACAACTGTTCAAGAATTTAGAACAGAAACACTTCGAGTTTTGAATAAGTATCTTGAAACACCTGAAGCAGATAGAAAGAAAATGATGTTATGTCTTGATTCACTTGGTATGTTATCTACTACAAAAGAAGTTGAAGATACTAGTGAAGGTAAAGAAACTAGAGATATGACAAGAGCACAAGTTTTGAAAGCCGCATTTAGAGTGATAACTCTAAAATTAGGTAGAGCTAAACTACCAATGGTAATCACAAATCATACCTATGATGTCGTAGGTTCAATGTTTCCCACAAAAGAGATGGGTGGTGGTTCAGGATTAAAGTATGCGGCTTCATCTATTGTTTACCTTTCAAAAAGAAAAGAGAAAGATGGTACAGAAGTTGTAGGTAATATTGTTCATTGTAAGAATCATAAATCTAGATTGACAATAGAAAACAAAATGGTAGATGTTAGATTATCATATGATAAAGGTTTAGATAGATACTATGGTTTACTTGACTTGGCAGAAAAGTATGGTATAATAAAGAAAGTATCAACAAGATATGAATTACCTGATGGTAGTAAAGCATTTGGTAAACAAATCAACAAAGAACCTGAAAAGTATTTTACAGAAGATATTATGAATCAATTAGAAGATGCTTGTAAAAAAGAATTCAAGTATGGTAATCAAGTAGAGGCTGTAGAAGTTGAGTGATTCATATATAAGAGTTTATGATAATGTTATCGAAACATCTTTATGTAAAGAGTTAATAGAACATTTTGAAAACAATCCAACACAACAAGAAAATGTTGTTTTTGAAGATCAAATGTCATTTAAACAAATCACATTACAACAACATGATAATTGGAAAAAGTATTGTGACAAGCTTCAGAAAGTATTTTTTTCATATATAGAAACATATTCAAAAGATTGTGATTTGCTTTCATATAAAGTGTTTCCAGAGAAATTTGCATTTGAAATGTTTCGTATGAAAAGATATTTACCTAACAATAAAGATATGTTTGATTATCATGTTGATGTAGGTGATTATCAAAGTGCAAGAAGATTTTTAGTTTTCTTTGTTTATCTATCTGACAATGAACATGGACATACATACTTTCCAAATTATAGAATGTCTGTTCAACCTGTAACTGGAAAACTATTAATGTTTCCACCATTATGGACACATGTTCACACAGGAATCAAACCAGTCAAAGAACCAAAATATATTATAGGAAGTTATTTACATTATGTCTGATATTAGTAGTAAGTACACATATGTTGTAAATGAAAAACAAACTTGGACAGGAATAGGCTTGACAAAAGATGCAGGTAAATACCAAGGTGTTGTTTATCGTTATGGAAAAGTATCATTTGCAGATGAAGATGAAAATGGTAATATGCCATTAAAGTTTGAATGGGATATATTAGATTCAAATGGTTTATCAAAAGAAGATATGCAAGAAGATTTTTTTAATTTAATAGGGGATATCCTAGTTGATATCATGGACAAACAAATTGAAGAAGGAAGTATGGAATATGTCAACACCGACAATAGAGAGAACGACATTAAGTAATTTAGTTTATAATGAAAACTACACAAGAAAAGTTTTACCATTTTTAAAATCAGAATATTTTTCTGATAGACAAGAGAGAATTGTCTTTGAAGAAATTTCAAAGTTTGTAGAAAAGTTTAACAACAGACCAACTAAACAAGCATTATCAATTGAACTTGATAAAAGAAAAGATTTAAATGATGATGAGTTTAAAAAAGTTTTAGAAGTTGTTGAAACATTATCTGATGCAGAAGTTGATTTAAATTGGTTAGTTGAAACAACAGAAAAGTTTTGTAAAGAGAAAGCTGTTTACAATGCAGTTTTAGAATCTATCAAAATTATTGATGGTAAAGATAAACAAAAACAAATAGATGCAATACCAGATGTTTTATCTGATGCACTATCAGTTGGGTTTGACCAACACATTGGTCATGATTATGTTGATGATGGTGAAGGTAGATTTGAATTCTATCATAAGAAAGAAGAAAAGATAGAATTTGATTTAGATTATTTCAACAAAATAACTAAAGGTGGTTTACCACAGAAAACATTAAATGTTGCACTTGCAGGTACAGGTGTTGGTAAATCATTATTCATGTGTCACTTTGCATCATCACTTCTAATGCAAGGTAAAAATGTTTTATATATAACATTAGAGATGGCTGAAGAAAAGATTGCAGAAAGAATTGATGCAAACTTAATGAATGTCACAATGGATGAATTACATCAATTACCTAAAAAGATGTTTGAAGATAGATTGACAAAGATACAATCTAAAACTAAAGGTAGATTGATTATTAAAGAATATCCAACTGCATCTGCTCATGCTGGTCATTTTCGTGCATTGATTAAAGAACTTGCACTAAAGAAATCATTTAAGCCAGATATTATATTTGTTGATTATTTAAATATCTGTGCATCATCAAGATTTAAAGGAAATGCAAATGTGGGTAGTTACTTCTATATTAAAGCGATTGCAGAGGAACTTCGAGGGTTGGCAGTTGAGAATAATCTACCGATTGTTTCAGCGACACAAACAACTAGAGGGGGGTATTCAAACAGCGACATTGGAATGGAAGATACATCAGAATCTTTTGCTCTTCCTGCTACGGCTGATTTCATGTTTGCACTTATTTCTACTGAAGAGCTCGAAAAACTTAATCAAATAATGGTAAAACAGTTAAAGAATCGTTATAATGACCCTAATATGAACAAAAGATTCGTTATTGGTGTTGATAGAGGTAAAATGAAACTCTATGACTGTGAACAAGAAGCACAAGAAGATATCATAGATAACGGTCAAGATGACGATAAACCTCTATTTGACAAGTCTAGAAGTTACGAAAAATTCTCTGATATTAAAGTTTGACATCTTTCAAAGATACTGTTATTATAAATAGTCTATAATAATTTGTATAAATGGAAAAGGTGTAAAAATGAAAACTTTCAAACAATACCTATCAGAGGGTGTTAAGGCCGAAGATTATGAAGCTGCAATTGTCATGGGTTGGTATGACATTCATAATAAAGAACTTGACAACAAGTCTGGAATTTCCCAAAACACAATAGAAACATTAAAAAAGAATCCTGATGTTTTAGAATCTGGTAAGAATATTGCTCAATACATTTTGAACAATCATTCTAATTTAGCAGATTCTCAAGCAGAACAATATGGTCGTGCATCAACAAAACTAACAAAGTTTTGGACTTCACATGGTGCTTCAAACAAAACTCCAAAAACAGATATACTAATTGGTAATATGCGTTTCTCATTAAAGATAGGCGTAGCACAATTAATGTCTGGTGGTAAATCAGAATCTATGGCAACATTCTATGCAGCTTTGAATAATAGTAAAAAGTCATTATCTAAAAACAAACAATTTCAAAAAGTAAATAATATTTTAGATTCGTTTGTTGAAAATTCTCTTGCACCAGGTCAACTGCGTGGCATAATAAAATCTAAAGAAAATAAAGTTGTAAATGCAGGTGAAGCTGCTCATAAAGAATGTATGAAAGAAATGGGTAAATTATTTGACGAATCAAAAGAATTCAAAATTGCATTTGCTAGAGAAGCAATGTCTGGTTTTGAAAAGTTCGGAGAAGGTGATAATGCAGCTGCAGAATATATGTTAGTTGCAAGTCATGATGGTAAAAATGTAAAAATAAAAAGTGTTTATGATGATAACTATTGTGAAAGTATTGCAGGTAAGATGAAACTTCAAGCAAGATTTAAAACATCATCTCGTAAAGTTAAAGGTAAAAAAACTGGTGAATATAATTTCTGGTCTGTAATTTCTTTAATCGTAAACGCAATGGAAGAAGAAACTGATGCTTTTAAAAAAGGTGAAATACTAACAGAGATTCGTTTATTCAAAAATTTAACAAATAAAGTAAAAGGTTTTTTAAATAAGACATGGAAAAAAGTATCTACATTTTTTAAAAAGGGTGTTAATTCAATGATGAAATTTTTAGGTGCAGAGCCTGATGTAGACCACAAAAAGGAAATTAATTTTGATTAGATTTAGTTCTTTCTTAAAAGAAGATAAAGGTGGTAAGAATTTACATCTCGAACATATCGAAGATGAAATTCTAAACT